CGACGGCCCAGCCGATAGCGACGACCTTGAGCAAGGTCTGGAGCTTCTCGAGGGACGCGGCTGCCTTGTCGGAGCCCTGGCCGATGCTCTCGAGGTCACGGCGGACTTCGGTCGCACCCTTCTGGGTGACGACAATGTCAATCCTCTCCGTGGCCATCGCCCTACCTCACTTTATGATGCGGGCGTTCCTCACGGCCGCGGCTCCATTCTGAACAGCCTGCTCTACGAAGTTGGCGGGAGCCTGGGACGACCAGCCGTCGTTCAGGCGCCCGATGTAGGGCAGGTTATTGCTGATGAATATAGCGGGGTTCGAGGTGATGGTGTAACCCGCAATTACGGCCCGCGCAGCGTCGATGGCCGCCTGCGAGTTCGTGGACGCGGTGCTGCCCTTCTGGCCGGGGGCGAAGGCCTCGCGCGTAGCGGAGGACGCAGCGCCGAGCTTGGCGATCCAGTTGGACCGGGCCCGCCCGGTGTCGACAGGAGTGGCCATGACCACGGTCTGGTCGACCGAGAGGGCGACCTGCTTGACCACCCGCTCGGTCTCACCCTGCGCCTCGACCGCGATGGTCTTGATGCGCTTGCTGAAGTCCTTCATCTGCATTGGCGGCCCCTTCCTTGTCCCGCTTCCGCTGGTCCCTGAGGAACGCGTCGTCGAGCGCCCTCACCATCTTGAGCAGGTAGGTGTAGCCGTCGCCTCGGAACCCGTGCCTCTCGGCGTAGCGGTCCACCGCCGTCCACGGGATCGGTCCGATCCCCATCCCGTGGTCCCTGCAGGTGCTCAGCTCGACGAAGGCCTCGTAGTAGACCTCCAGTCCAGCATAGAGCTCGGGAGCATCCGCGATGGCGTCCGGCAGCGGCTGGCGCCGCCGGATTGCCGCCTCGATGATCCTCCGCTCCATGGGCCCCTTGGTCAGGGCGTAGTCGAGGACCGCGACTAGTTTCCCGCGTCGGCCTCGACCTCGGTCAGGCGGAACAGCGAGACCTTGCCGGCCTGCTCCTGGACGTCCTGGAAGATGTCCGGCAGGTCGGTGAAGAACCGCACCACGTTGTCGACGGTGAAGTCCATCGCCTCGCCGGTCTTCGCGGGCATCTTGCCGTCGCCGAACTTCTTGGAGCCCCAGGCGAGGACGAGGCCCTCGGCCGCGGCCTCGCGGAGGAGCTTGGCGCTCATCTCGTCGGTGATCGCCTCGGTCTGGATGGCGCGGCGGTAGGGGCGCAGCTTCTCGGTGAGCACCTTCTTGTAGTGCTCGTTCGACCCGCCGGCGCGCGAGATGCGCAGCCAGAAGATGTCCGAGTAGTTGAGGACGATGCCCTCCTGCTCCTTGTTCTCGTCCGTGCCGAACATCTTGTAGATGTCGACGTCCGCGGTCGCGGGGGCCTTGCTCTTGGATGCCACGTCAGTCTCTCCTTCGTTGTCGCTCTGGGGCCTAACGCCGCGCATCACTGCGCGGCGTTCGGGAGGTAAGCATAGTACCCGACGAGCATCGTGTGGTCCAGCGTCTCGTGCGCCGCGGCGTCGAGCGAGAGCGGGAGGATGATCGGCTTGTCCTTCTCCACCTTCAGGCGCGCGTCGCCGAGGGTGATGAGCGGGATGTCGAACAGCCAGCCCACGTTCTTGGCCACCAGGGCGAAGTCGAGGGACACGTCGTCGTTCTCGCGGACCGCCGTGATGGCGTCGGTCGTGGCGAAGTAGGCCTCCACGGTGCCGGAGACCATGAAGTCGCCGGTCGTCAGGTCGATGGCACCCAGCTGGCTGATGGCCTTGGCCGGGGTGATGCCGTTGTCGATCGACAGCTTGAGGTCGGACAGGTAGGTCGCGAGGCTCGAGCCGCCACCCGTGTCGTCGAGCAGGCGCAGCCGGGTGAAGTCGGCCGACGAGTTGAAGGCGTAGTTGGACTTCGGGAGGTTGGGGCGAGTGCCCGCCTTCTCGCTGCCGTTGTCCGTGGTCTCGCCGTCCATGCCCACGAACGACAGGTCGACGGTGATCTTGTCCGCCGTCTTGATGTCGAACGCCAGGGTGTTCGCGGCGCAGCCCAGCACGTACTCGTTGCCGCCGGCCGCGAGCGAGCGCTCCAGCTGGTAGGTGCGCATCACGATGAGGTCGGGGTCGCTCTCGTTCTTGATGACGTGCCCGAAGAACACCCGGATGGTCTTGCCCGTGCCCGTGTCGGTCACCGGCGAGTTGGGGGTGCGGTCGAACACGATGGCCGTGGCCGAGATGGTCTTGATGCGGTAGAACCCGTTGTTCGCCGCGGTGGCGAACTTGTTCGCGGTGGCGTCGCCGCCGACCCAAATCCACTCGCCCGGGATCAGCCCGTAGTCCGTGAAGTCCGCGGCCGTGCAGCCCAGGGTCGCCACGCCGCCCGAGACGGTCAGCGTGATGTCAGCCGAGGCGCCCTCGAAGCCGACCATGGTGATCTTGGCGTCGGCCGGGGGAGAGGCCTCGGTGGCGGTGCCGGGCGCGTCCACGGCGGTGCCGGAGGCGGCGTTCACCACCTTGATGCCATTGTTGGCGGCGACGCCGAAGCCCTGGCCGAAGACGATGCTGCCCACGATGAAGGCCGCGCCGCCGGAGGCGACGCCGAAGCCCGTGGTCGCGTCGACGGAGGTGACGGCCAGCTCGGGCTTCTCGCGCCAGTCGGCGAACATGAAGCCCTGCATCAGGTCGTAGAAGGTCTTCTGGGTGAAGTCGGAGTTGAAACCCGCGGCCGCGTCGAGGTCCGTCACGACGCCCTTGCGCCGCTGGCGCGAGGCGTTGATCGGGTTGCGGGCGACGGTCTTCACCTGGGGGCCGAACTCGCCGTAGCTGTTCGGCTCCAGGGGGTTCCATACGGGCGAGCCGGGCAGGGTGCCCGGGGTTCCGATGACCTCCTCGGCGTACCGGAGGCCGGTCGAGTTGGAAGAAATGGTGTTGGCCATGGCCGGTTAACCTCCTAGTTGATGGACGTCAAGTTCTCACTTGACTGCGTCGTACTCGAACTCGGCGACGACGTTGACCTGGTACCAGGCACCGTCCACGCCGACTTCCCGCAGCACAGCGTTGCGGAACCAGACGTCACCGGACTCCTCGCCCTCAAATGCGTCTAGCGCCACATTGCCGAGACGGTCGCCCGTTACGAGCCCTCGCTTGCCGGCCGGCGAGAAGACCTGGACGGTCACGATCCCGCGGCGGGTGAAGCGGCGGTTGGGCTTCTCGCCGAAGCTGCGCTGCTCGCCCGAGTTGTGCTGGACGCGGACGCGCGCCCAGGGCTTGTTGCCCTTGGACAGGTGGCCCTTGTCGGAGCCGTCCGCGTTGACGTCCACGTTCGGCCACTCGACGTCCGGGACGGTCCCACCGTTCAGCGCCGGGGTCTTCGCGTCCCAGTCGGCCTTGAACTTGTCGAGGATGTAGTCGCGGGCTTCTTCGGGGGTCATGGCTCAGTCCTTCACGGAGACGGTGTACAGGATGGCGTCGTCCGCCGGCTTGAGCTCGGAGACCTGGAGCACGGAGTAGCGGCGGCCCGCGCTCTCGATCAGCATGCCTGCCTCTATCGTCACCCCATCCGGCAGCTCTGCCGCCGCGATGAAGACTGCGTACGTCGCGTCGGGGGCGATGCTGTCCGTGGCGTCGGAGCCCGCGCGGAGGTATACATGGAAGGAGAACTGGCCCTGGGAGCCGCGCGCCTCCACGGGGTTCAGGAAGACCCCGTGCACGGTCGCGACCTCGACGTCCGCGGACGTCGGGTTCTCCTCATCGGGCCCGTCGCCGTCCGGCTTCCACGGCCGCGCCGGGTCCGAGGGAGTGCCTCCCCCGACCCTGAGGACCTTGACGCCTGCGCGCCCCTTCTTCTTGATGAGGCGGAGCGCGAGGGCGCGGGCGCTGTCGTACTCTCCCATCATCCCCTCCCGATGTTGCCGACCTGCAGTCCGCCGGGGTTGTCCTGCCCGTTGCCGACCGTGAGGCCGCGCGAGGTGAGCAGGCGGTCAGCCAGGGGATAGGCAGGCATCTCGAAGCCGCCGTAGTCGGCGTACTCCACGCTCTCGCTGATCGGGCCGACGCTCTCCTTCTTGGACTTCACGGCCTTGCCGTAGTCGTCGCGTGCGGGGTCGGCCAGGAGCTCGGCGCTCAGGGCGCGGTAGGCGTACTCGCAGGTCGCCTGCACCACGGGCCGGGGGATGCCGTCGAGGCGGTCCGCCCTGTTGTCGTAGGCCGCCGACCTCGGCCACTCGGTCGTCTGGTCCGCGGCGTAGCGCCATCCCACGTACTCGAAGCGGACGTCAAGGTACTGGGTGGCCTGCACGATCGCCGCCTGGACCTTGGCGTCCGGATAGGTGGTCAAGTTGGAGAGGTCGCGGCCGCGGTCCGCGTGGTATGCGCGGAAGTCCGCGACCGAGACGTATGCGTTGGCGCCCGGGGTAGGCGGCTGGGTCTGAACGGTGAAGGCCATCGCCGGGCTCCTCTCTTACTTCGACTGCGGGTCGATCGTGACCGACACGTCGCCCTCGGCCACGTGCTCGGTGCGGTTGTACTTCTTGTCCCAGACGGTCGCGACCACGCCGTTGCTGACGTTCCGCACCTCGGCGCTTCCGCCCTCGGGGACAGTGACGCGCAGGCCCTTACCCTGCTTGACGATCGGGCCGCTCGGGGAAGGCTTGGGGGCCTCCCCCTTGCGCCGTCCCGCCAGCATGTCTGCTGAGCTGTAACGGGGCATTCGTTTCCCTCCTCAGGAAGCGGCCTTGGCCGCCTTGGCCGCAGCGCGGGTGTACTCGGGGGCGGCGGCCTCGATGTCGGCGCGGCTGACGTCCTTGCCGAACAGCTTACCCACAACGTCGACGGACGGAAGCCCTCGCGCGCTCCAGGCCGTGTCGTCGCTGGGGTCGAGCCCCTGGATGACCTCGGCCAGCGTCGGCGGGTCGAGCGGGTCCTTCTCGCCGCCGGAGCCGCCCTCGAGCGCCTTGCGGGCAGCCTCCTCGTCCGCGGCCTTCTTGGCAGCGGCCTCGTCGGCGGCCTTCTTGTCGGCCTCGGCCTTCGCCGCGGCGGCGTCGTCGGCGGCCTTCTTGTCGGCCTCGGCCTTCGCCGCGGCGTCGTCCTGCGCCTTCTTCG